TACAGTTACTTTGGCCGCAAGAGGAGATTACCAAATGTCGCATCAGAAGATAAAGGCATCAAATCTCATAGCATTAGGTCTGGTCTTAATTTTCTGGTGCAGTCTGCTGCTTCTGATATTAACCTCTTAGGCGCTATTGATATGAGTGCGTTTATTCAAAGTCAAAAAATGAAGTCTAAAATATTCGCACTTGTGCACGACTCGATACTCGCAGAGGTTCCAGAGGATGAGATAGATTTTTATTGTGAAATGTTGAAGAAGTTTATTCAAATGGATAGGGGAATATCCATACCTGAAGCACCTGTAGGTTGTGACTTTGAAATAGGAGACGACTACTCAATGGGTAAGTTTGAAAAACAATATTTGTGATTATAACTTATAGGCACATAGAACAAATAACTTTTCCAGTATTTAATTTACCAAATGGAAACTGGCATCTCTTAGATGGGTTGCTTTTTCTCGATGATCTAATACTGGATGATAAAAATATGAAAGGAGCCACTCTTGGTATTCGAAGATTGCAAACGCCTCACGAAAATTTGTTTTCTTTGAAAAAATCTTTAGGTACTCACCTAGGGTTAATTAAATCCCGGGATAAACACTTTATAGATTCCAATGGGGCTGTTTTTATATATGAAAGAACTAAAATGTGTCCCGTAAAGTATCATAGTATACGAGAAGTAGAGAGAAAAAAAGTAGCTTCATTATTGCGTCTAAATGGTATAAAGAAAAAGTTTATTATTCCAAGACCTCCTCCGTCTGATTGTGGCTGGGCTGGAGTGATTTATATTTATAATATGCCGTGGATGTTATATGATTATTCTCAGGAGCGCCTAAAAGATACTAGAAGAAAAATATGAAAGCAGTAGTTAGTAATAGAATATTATTAGAAGTTACGCCCGAGTATAAAGAAGTTCTTAGTAAAGAATTAACTTATAAAGTGCCTGCGCCTAATCCTAAAGATCCTCCTCTTGTAATAAAAAATATGGCAAGAGTGAGGGATAACTTAGTTAGTATACCTATTGGAAGAATGGATTTAATACCAGATGAATATGAAGTGGTGGACAAGAGGGTTATGGTTCCTGTTGATTTTCCTGAGTTTCAGTTTGTACTCCGCGAATCTCAACAAGCCGTCTATGACGAACTCGACGATAATAGTATCATCAATGCGTGGGTAAGCTGGGGAAAGACTTTTACAGGTCTTGCAATCGCAGGAAAGCTAGGACAAAAAACATTAGTAATTACACATACAGTACCACTACGAAATCAGTGGGCAAAAGAGGTAGAAAAAGTATATGGATTTACTCCTGGAATTATTGGCAGTGGTAACTGGAACACTGATACTTGTATTGTGGTTGGTAATACCCAAACACTCTACAGAAACATCGATAGAATTCGAAAACTTTTTGGAACAATTATCTTGGACGAAATGCATCATGTATCTTCGCCAACTTTTTCAAAGATCATCGACACAAACCACGCACGGTACAAAATCGGACTGAGTGGTACAATCGAGCGCAAAGATGGAAAACACGTAGTCTTTCGAGATTACTTTAGTCAAAAGGTATTTAAGCCGCCAAAAGAAAACTTTATGACTCCAAAAGTAGATATTATAAAGTCAGAAATAAGGTTTATGGATGGCGCCAGGACACCGTGGGCTAACAGAGTTACTAATCTAGCAACAAATGAAGAATACATTCACACAGTTGCAATGCTTGCTTCTTACTATGCGGCAAGAGGGCACAAAGTTCTAGTAGTATCAGATCGAGTAAACTTTTTAAAGAACTGTGCTATACTAGCAGGCGAAAAAGCAGTATGTGTTACAGGGGATGTTCCTCACGAAGAACGTGAAACATTCTTAAATGAGATAAATTATGGTGATAAAAACATTCTTTTTGGGACTCAAGCAATATTTAGCGAAGGCATATCAGTTAATGCCCTCTCTGTCCTTATACTCGGTACCCCTATCAACAATGAACCCCTCCTCACACAGCTCATTGGAAGAGTCATCCGAGAGCGAGAAGGAAAAAAGACCCCAGTAATAGTAGACATTCATCTAAAAGGGAACACTGCTCGAAAGCAGGCTTCCAATAGAATGGGATACTATATGAAGCAGGGTTGGCACATCAATCAAGTATAGAAAAATAGTTCTTGACATTTACGTTAAATTTTAGTATAATATGTTATTATTCGATTGGAAAAAAGTCTATTCTACAGCAGCAGGTGATCCTGTAGATATTGTGCGGATACTACGAATGTTGGTAGAAAAACGCATTCCAAAGAATAAGTATGACAAAACATTTTTTTACTCACAGATAAACTTTGATGGTACAAGTTTTCTAGTTCATCCAGAAAGATTATTATACGATGGATATAAATATTCTTTTCGAGAAGTGGCTGTATATACAGGCGTTGCTGCTTTGCGGCCTATTTCTGATTTCTATTCTACTCATAAAATAACACTAGATATAATACTTGTACCAGAAGAAGCTTTAATACACATTTACGAAAACAGGCTACTCGATATAAAAGATGATAAAATACATTTTTTATATGAAAGAAGTCCATCTAAAAAGGAGATACATTAATGGCACTTACATTTAACAAAGCAAAGGGCGCAGCTCAAAAAAGTTCAATCAACACTTTTGTTCCACAGGATGGCGACAATAATGTTCGGCTTGTAGGCGACGTATTGGCTCGTTACGTTTACTGGATCGAAGGCGAAAATGGGAAGAATATTCCTTTGGAATGTCTTTCTTTTGATCGAGACGAAGAGCGTTTTAATAATAAAGAAAAAGACTGGGTTCGTGAATACTACCCCGATCTGAAATGTGGATGGAGCTATGCTATGCAGTGCATTCACAATGGTGACTTAAAAGTCTTTAACTTAAAGAAGAAGCTTTTTGAGCAGATCATGACAGCTGCCGAAGATCTAGGCGATCCTACTGACACTAAAACTGGTTGGGATGTCAAGTTTAAGCGAGTTAAGACGGGTCCTTTGCCCTATAATGTAGAGTATCAAGTACAGGTGCTCAAGTGTAAGTCTCGTGCTCTTGATGAGGATGAGCTGTCACTAATTGCCGATCTGAAGTCTATGGACGATGTTATGCCTCGGCCAACCCCAGACGCACAAAAAGAGTTACTCGATAGAGTACGAGAGGGCGCTAGCAATGAAGCTAATGTAGACGAAGAAGCACTAGAGAAAGAGTTTGACGTTGCATGATTCTTTTTACAGCCGATTGGCATATAAAACTGGGGCAGAAAAATGTCCCAGTTTCTTGGGCTTTAGATAGGTACACGTTATTTTTTAAGCAAATACATAGCTTGGAGAAGATGTGCAATATGCACATTATTGGGGGCGATCTCTTTGATCGCCTTCCTAATATGGAAGAGTTAGAACTTTACTTTTCTTTTATACGAGGAGTAAGTATTCCAACTCTTATCTATGATGGAAACCACGAAGCTACCAAGAAAAATAAAACTTTCTTTACACAGCTAAAACAAGCAAGTAGAGATATTAACCCTTTAGTACAGATAGTGGATATTTCATATCGTGATTCCGATCTTGGTTTTGGTGTTCTTCCTTACGCCGACTTACATAGAAAAGGAAGCATTGAAAAGTTTATACAGACAGAACCACTGTTTACTCATGTACGAGGAGAGATACCTCCCCATGTCAAGCCAGAGGTGGACTTAGACAGGTTTGAGGATTTTCCTATCGTATTTGCAGGAGACCTACACGCACATAGTAATACTCAGCGTAATATTGTATATCCTGGCAGTCCAATGACGACTTCCTTTCATAGAACTAATGTAACTACTGGTTATCTTCTTATAAATCCAGACGACTGGTCTTGGATATGGGAGCCTTTTGACCTTCCACAATTGATACGTAAGACTGTAAATAGTACAGAAGAAATGATACCTACTGAGTACGACCACACAATATATGAAATAGAAGGGGACATACAAGAGCTCGCAGATATAAAAAACTCAGAACTACTAGATAAAAAAGTTGTGAGAAGAAATAGTGAGGCAGCATTACTTCTTGATAAGGAAATGACAATTCAAGAAGAGCTTACAGAATACTTGCAATTTGTATTAGAAATAGAAGAAGCACGAATACCAGATATTATAGGAACTTTTAATGATTACGCTTCAAAAGTTGCAATGGAATAATTGTTTTAGTTACGGACAAGGCAATGAAATAATGCTGGATGAAAGAACTTTAACCCAAATCTTAGGTACAAATGGTATGGGTAAAAGTTCTATTCCTTTAATTATTGAAGAGGCTCTGTATAATAAAAATTCAAAAGGAATTAAAAAAGCAGATATTCCTAATCGTTATGTAAATAATGGCTATGATATAATTCTTGATTTTACTCGTGATGACGATGAATATAAAATAACCGTAAATCGAAAAACAAACGTAAAAGTAAAATTCGAAAAGAATGGAGAGGATGTATCTAGCCATACAGCTACAAACACATATAAGTCTATACAAGAAGTTATAGGCATAGATTTTAAGACCTTTTCACAACTCGTATACCAAAATACAAACGCAAGTCTACAATTCCTAACAGCCACAGATACTAATAGAAAAAAGTTTTTAATTGAGCTTTTATCTTTAGAAAAGTATGTTGAGCTTTTTGAATTATTTAAGTCTGCTTCCAGAGATATTTCTATGGAAGTAAACACACTTAACAGTCAGGTAAGTACGATTGAAAAATGGTTGACAGATAACAAATTGACAGATACCAATGTACTGCCAATGCTAAATTTAGAAATTGATACGGAGGAAGAAGAGAAAGAATTTCGATTTTTAACAAAAGAGATTGAAAATATTTCGGAAAAAAATAAAAAAATTTCTAAAAACAATTCTTATATTGAACTGCTCCGACAAGTAGATATTAATGACGCTAGAAAATGCACTGTTGAAAAGAAAGAATCGTATGATGACTTACAGTCAGAGCTAGGAAGTCTCAACGGGGTCGTAGCGGGGTCTAAAAAATTACTAGAAAAACTCAACAAACTCGGAGATCACTGTCCTACGTGTGAACAGACAGTAGACTCTGACTTTAAACAAGCCCTCCTCCTGGAGGAATCGAAAAAGGTTGCAGAGGCGAGAGAAAAACAAGATGAAATTGAAAGAAGAATATCAGAAATTAAACGAAACAATCGAGAGTACGATAGTGCTCGAAAAATTGAAAGGGATTGGGAAGACTTGTATCGAAGTATCGACAGAAGTCTCCCAGTGGCCCTCTTGGATAAAAACGAGCTGGAAAAGCGCTTGGCTAGAGTACGAGATGACTTGGGCAGAGCAAAAAGCGAAGTGGAGCGTATTGCAAAAGAAAATGAGCAGCGAACAAAACACAACACCAGAATCCAAGTAATACAAGAACAAACTGATGAATTTTGCGCTCAACTCGAAAAAGCACACGAAAAGTTAAAGAGTATAGGAGAGCTTTCATCAAATCTAGAAGTACTAAAAAAGTCTTTTAGTACAAATGGTTTAGTTGCATACAAGATCGAAAACCTTGTAAAAGAGTTAGAAGAACTCGCAAACCACTATCTAGCAGAACTTTCAGACGGTAGATTTACACTTGAATTTGTAGTAACAAATGATAAGTTAAATGTACAAGTCACTGACAATGGAAATGTTGTAGACATTCTTGCGCTTTCGAGTGGAGAGTTAGCCCGGGTTAACACAGCAACACTAGTTGCAATTCGAAAGCTGATGAGTAGTATTTCCAAATCCAGGATAAATGTCTTATTCTTGGACGAGGTTATCAATGTTCTTGACGAAACAGGTCGGGAAAAAATAGTAGAAGTTCTTCTTCAAGAAGATCTAAATACTTATATTGTTAGTCACGGATGGAGTCATCCACTGCTTGAGAAAATAGAGGTTATTAAATGCGACAACGTCAGCAAACTAGAGTACTAAATAGACTAGCGTCTGATAGAAGACAACAATGGTTACTACAGGAGGAGGAAAATGAGAGAAGTGATAATGGAAGCTTTGAAGGCGAAGTACTTCGGGGCAATGAAAGAGGCACAGGCAAATATAGAGATTTATCTGGAAAGCCCAGTTGGTATTGGAGAGCACCCAGACATAATCGCCGCAATTGACTCACAGATTGCAATACTTGCAGAAGCCCAAGAAAAATTCCAAATACTAGAAGAATTCAGTCATGGTGGACAGTAGAGCGAAAGGAGCCCGAGGAGAATATTTAGTCAGAGATTTATTGCGCGAGTACACAAATCTACAGTTTGAAAGAGTTCCTAATTCTGGGGCTTTGGAATATCTAAAAGGAGATTTATATATACCGCATGAAAAGAATAAGTATTGTATAGAAGTAAAAAACTATGCAGATTCTCCTCTTACTGATAAAATTTTTACTGCTCCAAAAACTAACAATCTTATCCGCTGGTGGACTAAATTAAATTTACAGGCGGCTCAGGGAAACCAAGAAGCCTTACTTTTCTTTAAGTATAATAGATCACCTATTTTTGTAGTTACAGACTTGCCACCGGAAAGCACAAAACAATATGTATTTATTTGCTTTTTGCAATGTTTCGTGCTTTTAGCAGATGAGTGGTTAAAAAATGAAAATCCGGAGTTTTTATAATGACATTTAGTTTTGAAGATAAGCTATTTGAGGAAGATTCTCCCTACTCTAGTTTAATTGTTGACGCTTTGAACTTGGCCTTTCGATGGAAGCACCAAGGAAGATCAGATTTTCGTTACGAATTCGAAGGAACTGTTCAAAGTCTAGCAAAGTCATACGATACAGATAGAATAATTATTGCTGCAGATTGGGGCTCTTCTTCTTATCGAAAGGTAATTAGTAAGGACTATAAACAAAATAGAAAAGAAAAATTTGCAGAACAAACGGAAGAGGAACGAATAGCATTTGAAGAGTTTTTCGAAGAGTTTGAAGCCAGTCTTGAGGTAATGGAAGAGAGTGGGTATACAGTTCTTCGGTATAAAGGTGTAGAAGCAGATGATGTCGCAGGACATCTAGTAAAGTATAAGGATAAATATCAATTAGGAAATATTTGGCTTATATCAAGTGACCGAGACTGGGATCTATTAATACAAGAGGGTGTAAGTAGATTTTCTTATGTGACGAGGAAGGAAGTCACGCTAGAAAATTGGAGCAGTCACTATGACTGTACTCCCGAACAGTATATCTCTGTGAAATGTTTAATGGGGGATAAAGGCGATAATGTAGCTGGATTTCCTGGAATTGGTCCAAAACGTGCGGTAAGCCTTGTAAAAGCATATGGTAGTGCATATGATATTTACGAAGCTGTACCAATAAATAGTAAATATAAATTTATACAAGGATTGAATGAAAATCCAGAGCAGATTCTTAAAAACTATGAGTTGATGGACTTATTAACTTACTGTGATGATGCATTAGGTGTAACAAATTTTAAGGATATACAAGGGAGAATGTTGGATGGGCTTTAATGTAGTTGTCGATTATAATCGAGACGCTTATCTATCAGAGTTTAGTAAAAAAACTTTGGAAGATAGATATATGATTGATGGAGAACTTTCTCCTCAAGATGCGTTTGCACGTGCAGCAGGGGCTTTTGCAAATGATGAAGCACACGCACAACGATTGTATGATTATGCTAGTAAACTTTGGTTTATGTTTAGCACCCCAATACTTTCAAATGGTGGCACTACTCGTGGCCTGCCAATTAGTTGTTTTTTAAACTATGTAGAAGATAGCAGGCAAGGAATTACTAATCACTATACTGAGAATGCTTTTCTTAGTAGTGTAGGAGGAGGAGTAGGAGGATGCTGGAATAATATTCGTAGTGTAGGAAGTAAAACTTCTAATGGCTCTGAAAGCACAGGAGTAATTCCTTTTATGAAAGTTGTAGACGCCGAGATGCTTGCTTTTAGTCAAGGTGTTACACGTCGAGGTAGTTATGCAGCATATCTTGATATGTCCCACCCAGAAATAGAGGAGTTTTTAGATGTTAGAAAACCGACTGGAGGCGATATTAATCGTAAGTCTACTAACCTGCACCACGGTGTTATTGTTTCTGACGATTTCATGCAGCTTATAGAAGGGGCTACTAGAGAAGAAGGATTTGATGATAGCTGGGAGTTGAAAGACCCAAATTCGGGTAGAGTTGTGAAAACTGTATCAGCAAAAACACTTTGGGTAAAACTTATTCAAAATCGTGTAGAAACTGGTGAGCCCTATATTATGTTTGGAGATACAGTTCAGGACGCTTTGCCCGACTGTCAAAAAGAGAAAGGAATGCAAGTAAATCACTCAAATCTATGTAGTGAAATTACTCTTGCTACAAATGAAGATCGTACAGCAGTATGTTGTTTGTCTAGTGTGAATTTGGAGGAGTTTGATGAGTGGCAACATGACCCTCTTTTTATTCCCGATCTTGTTGGAATGTTAGATAACGTACTAACATACTTTATTGATAAAGCTCCTCAAGAACTATGGAGAGCTGCATATAGTGCCATGCAAGAAAGAAGTATTGGACTAGGCGCAATGGGGTTTCATGCTTATCTACAAAGACATGGTCAGCCATTTGAAGGTATAATGGCAAAGAGTGCAAACATGAGAATGTTTAAGCATATAAAATCGGAGGCAGAACGTGCAACTCGTGAATTGGCTAATACGCGCGGTGAAGCGCCTGATGCAATTGGTTATGGAATTCGTAATGTTCATTTGCTGGCTGTTGCTCCTAATGCTAGCAGTTCCATTATTTGTGGTAACACTAGTCCTAGTATTGAGCCTTACCGTGCTAATGCGTTTACTCAAAAAACTAAATCCGGATCCAGTTTACAAAAGAACGAATATCTAGAGCATATTCTTCAAGAGATGGGAGAAGATACTGATGAAGTATGGAAAGGAATTATTACAAACGGCGGCTCAGTACAGCATTTGGAATTTTTGGACGATTGGACAAAAGATGTATTTAAAACAGCCGTTGAGATTGACCAAAGATGGGTTATTGATCTTGCGGCGGATCGACAGCAATATATCTGTCAAAGTCAATCTCTAAATGTATTCTTTCCTGCCAATGTGTCTAAACAAGAATTACATGGTATACATATGATGGCATGGAAGAAGAAAGTAAAAACTCTCTACTATCTTCGTAGCGAAGCATATAAGAGAGCTGAAAAAGTATCTGATGAAGCATTACGTCAATACATATTTGATAGCATTGACGAAGGCGCGTGTTTAGCGTGTGAAGGATAAAAAATGAATTTATTACATGAAAGAGAGTACTACAAGCCCTTTAATTATCCTTGGGCTTATGAACACTATAAAACTCAACAGCATATGCATTGGCTTCCGGATGAAGTCAATCTTGCTGATGATCTTCGGGATTATCGTGATAAGTTGACCCCTGAGAATCGTAGACTTATTAATCAAATTTTTAGATTTTTTACTCAGGCAGATGTAGATGTTTGTTGTGGGTATGCTACGCATTATCTACCAACATTTAAACAGCCTGAAGTAAGGATGATGTTGTCTGCTTTTGCAGCAATGGAGGCAGTACATCAAGAAGCATATTCTTTGTTACTAGAAACTCTTGGGTTTGGTGATGATGAATACCAGAAATTCTTTGAGCACAAAGAAATGATGGATAAGCATGAGTATCTATCCCATTTTGGTATGGATACTCCAATGAATATTGCAAAAACAATGGCAATTTATTCTGGTTTTACAGAAGGAGTACAGCTATTTAGTAGTTTTGCAATTTTATTAAACTTTCCAAGACATAATCTTATGAAAGGAATGGGCCAAATTGTAACTTGGTCTGTACGAGATGAAACCCTTCACGTAGAAGGAATGTCTCAACTTTTCCGTACCTTTATTCAAGAGCACCCAGAGCTTTGGAATGATGATCTTAAATATGAAATCTACTGTGCAGCAGAACGTACTGTTGAACTAGAAGATGCATTTATTGATCTATGTTTCCAAGGTGCTTCTATTCCTGATCTTACTCCTGAAGAAGTAAAAGAGTATATCCGATATATTGCGGATAGAAGACTTCTTGGATTAGGTATGAAAAAGATTTTTGGAAGTGAAAATAATCCTTTGCCCTGGCTCGACTATATGTTAAACGGGGTAGAGCACACTAACTTTTTTGAAAATCGTGCCACAGAGTATGCTCGGGCGAGTACTACAGGTAATTGGCAAGACATATTTAAATAGGATTTATTATGACTGAAGTTGAAGAAACCGATCCCCGTCCCGCAATTACTTTGGACGGAGAAAAATATATTATTGAAGAACTTTCCGAAAAAGGGCAGTACTATACTACTCAAATTCAAATTTTGAATAAAGAGGTAAACGATGCTCAATATGGACTAGAAAGATTGAATGTTTCTAGGGCAGGGTTTATTAATATGCTTCGAGTAGAAATTGCACAAGAAGAGGAAGATGCAGCGGATGCTATAGAAGAGGAAGGCTCAGATGGCTAAAGAAATTGATATTCCTCTTGCAGATGAAGCAGGATGGGAGGACTCATTAGATAATCGAGAAGAAGAAGAATCCACTCCTTTTGAGCCTAATTTATCTGAACTTGGAATTATGTATTTAGCACAAATTCAAGATTTGCAGCAGCAATTAGAGCAAGAACATTTAAAAGTTCAACGTCTCGAAATGGCAATAAAAGGATTTAGTATAGCACTTCAAGAAGAAATAGAAAAGGGGCAATAGCCCCTTTTTTATTACCCTTGTAATGCCGCTGCTGGCGGTGTGAAATTACTCGTATATCTTGCTAGACCTTTTGTGATTCTTACATCGGACATATAACCTTTAAATGGGTATCCGAGGCTTTCTTCTGAGCCTATAACAGCTCTAGCGTTTAGATTCGTAGAAAAAGAAGTTGTTGAACCTTCTAAGGTTCCATTTAAGAATAATCTTCCAGTACTTCCTTGTCTCGCAAATGCAACATGATGCCAAGTATCTGCAGTCATGGCAGTGCTTGAACTAATTAATCCAGATCCATTGCCTATCATGTTCAAAACACCTGTAGTACTAGTAGCATACAGCATAAATGTTGTTGTCCCCCAAACAAAAAATGTAGGAGACTGATTGGCAGGATTAGGAATTTGACCATCAAATCGAATCCACATTTCAACAGTAAAATCTCCCGCTGTAGTCAGCACATCTGTATAAATATTGTCTCCCGAACCATCAAAGTACATTGACGAGCTTAGATACTTAGTTTGAGTAGTCGATGACTTAGTATCCCCCGTTAGGGTTAGCAACGTATTTGACTGAGCCTTATCAATGATGCCTGCGTCTGTGCTTTGTACAAGTAGTTTTGTATTTGTAACTGCTGTGAGAGGTGCTGTGGGAGGAGTAAAATCTGCTGTATAAACTGCAGTGCCTTTTACTACACGAAAATCAGATATATTAGATTCTGCTAAGGGATTACTACCGTCAGCTCCCATTGCTCCTATTATAAATGCATGTCCATTATCAGTTACAGTAATAGAACTAGTAACTGATACTCCTGCTTTTCCATTAATGTAAAGTTTAAAACTAGTTCCATTTCTTACAATTGCAAAATGATTCCACTGGCCAGTTTTAAAAGTTATACTTGAAGCTGTGTTGATTGCCCAAGAACCAGACTGTGCAACTAAAAGGGAGGGTTCGCCCGTGCTAGTGCCTCCAAAATATATTAAAATTCCGTTTGCTTCACTGCTATTTGCTCGTTTTGAAAGTAATCCATTCATTCCGCCCGGAGTTACAACTGGATAATACCAACCTTCTATTGTAAAATCCGAACTACCCATATCTAAATCTGCGTGATCCGCAATACTTAAATAATCACCAGTACCATCAAAATGCGCAGATCCAAGATGCTCTGTTGCTGAGTATTCTTGTACGTCATAAGGTGCAAATGGTAGTGTTTTAGTATTGCCATTTACAGCTATACTATGGCCTGTAGTAGAACCATCAGCAATATAAGGTAAGTGACAAGCAAGGAGAGTAGTGTTTGTTACTGCTGTAAGAGGCTCGGTCGGAACTGTTATAGATGTTTGTGTAGCATCGTAGGCAGAGCTTCCTTTTAACCATCTCATATCTCGAATATATCCGTCTACTTCATAGCCTCCACTATCATATCGACCAATAGTTGCATGAGAAAAATCAACTGCTGCACTTGACTGCACTGTTGCAGTTCGACTACCATTACTAAATATACTCATTGTAGTTCCAGATCTACAAAGAACCACATGATTCCATGTCTTAGCAGTGGCAGCTCCTGTAGAGCTGGGTATAACTGTAGCACCTCCAGACCCGGCAGCGTAGTACCAATAGTTGGACTCATGGTAGATAAACTGATTATGACTATTATTTGGAGCAGAAATCATTATATGTATGTTTCCACTATTTCCAGTTACCGTTTCAGGCCACCAGAAAAATTCCATACTGAAATCACCTGTTCCAAAATCATGTTCGGCTGAGTCTGTTACTTTTAAATAATCACCAGTGCCATCAAAATAAGTCGAATACCCACCATGTCGATAAGGGCTAAATGTAGTTTGATGTGCGTCTCCTGCTACAGTAATTGTATGGTCGTTTGTAGACTTATCGTCAAAAGAAGTGTTAACAGCATTGTTTGCCCCTACTGAAGTAATGAGTGCTGTAGTATACTTTTGATTCTGAACCTTAAACTGTAATGTAAAGGAAGATACAGCAGTTGCCAGATTTACACCATCACTTGCACGGAATGTAAGACTAAAAGTTCCGGCATGAGCTGTATTTGTCGAAGGAGTAATCGTAAATACGTTTGTATTTGAACCCGTTCCCTGAGCTACAGCCGCAGCATTACCGGAAGTATCACTAGCAATACTATAAGTAATTGGCAGTCCTTCTGGGTCTGTAGCCACAAGAGTTACAGTTGTGGCTGTACCATCAGTTGCAAGTGCATAAGAACTACTTGCTCCACTAATCGTGGGAGTATTATTAATAAGTGCAATATTATACCAACCAGTACCATTCCAGATGTAAAGTCGGTTTGTACCGCTTACAAAAGCTTGGCTACCAGTAATATTTCCCGAAGTAGGAAGATTATCTACAGACGCGTATACAGTTGCAGTTGGGCCTACTACCTCTGTAGCAGTAGTATCCCACTTATTTTTTGCACTATTGTATGTATACGTACGCCCACTGATTGTTTGCGTAGCTCCATTTGATGGACTGTCTGTAAAATTAATTGCCATTCTTTACTCCTTAGAATGTAATGCTACCATTGCCTGTAAAAGTATATACATGATATCCCGATCTACCGCTAGTGTCTAGAGTATACGTCCCTGTTACTGCAGCTGCTGCTTGTTGTGCTGCAATAATACAGATTCCTTCTTTCCCATTATACGCTGGAGCTAAGCCATTCCACTGTCCCCCAGCCCCTCCAGCACCATAGCTAGTCGCAGAACCATCTACATAATTTCCTACTGCAACATCGTGGCCTGCTCCCGGACCTCCCGGAGAGTAGAAAACACTGGAACCTGTAATTGAAACTGCTTTTCCTGCACCTCCATTAGCACCTGAACCTGCAGCATAGTTTGAATAATATTGACCATTCGCTCCTACACCGCCAGCACCGCCACCCCCACCGGCTCCTGCCGCAGAAGTAGATATACCCCCATCGTTGCCAAAACCTAACCCTGAGTAGCTTGCCTGAGTAGAAGAACCGTTATCACTTGCTCCAGTAGCTCTACCAGCACCAGCTCCAGAGCCTCCATCACCAGATCCAGAATGCGGATAGTTTCCTCCACCTCCTCCACCTGTTGCAGTATATACTAAAGTAGATCCTTGACTCCACGTGCTATCTACACCAGGGTCTGCTCGAGTTCCTTGTACTTGTGAAGCTGTACCTCCTGTTCCAATTACAATATTATATGTTGTTCCTCCGAGCGCTGTATATGAGTTGTTAAGAACAAGACCTCCAGCACCTCCACCGCCACCGGCTTCGTCATTTCCACCGCCGCCCCCTGCAATGAGAAGAAGCTCTATATCTACATTGAAGGTTAACACAAAGTTTAGAAAACGTGTAGTAATACCAACGCCATCGGAAGCACTTAATCGTGCTTTAAAATTACCCGCATTAGCTGAATTATTGCTAGCTGTAAAAGTAAAAACTCCCGTGGTTTGATTTATAGTTGTATCCGCCGATAATTGAGCAGGTCTTGCATTTGTAGAGTTTGCATAAGCAATACCGTATGTAATTGCAGTCCCTTCGGGATCGACTGCCTGCATTTGCACAGTGCTAGTACTGCCGCCCGTCAGTTCTTGAGTCGAAGTAGGGGGTTCTGTATAAATTATAGGACTTTCACCATCCCCTGTCGCGTCTGCACCATCTGATCCACCAGAAGGATTTAGCTGCACCCACTGTGCAGAAGAGCCGTCGCTGTAGTAAATATACGTTTTTGCTACACTTGAATCAAACCATAAGGCCCCTGTCTCCGGATTTGACGGAGGAGTATCACTTACAGCAACAGCGTCTTTATCTGCTGTCCACACACCTTTTGTAGAGTTATAAGTATACGTAGTGCCGCCGAATACGTGTGTGGCTCCATTCGATGGACTATTTGGAAAGTTAGTTGCCATTGTTTACCCCTGTAAAGCTGCCGTTGGAACTGTAATAGTTGCTCCTGAGTATCGTGCCAATCCTTTTGAAATACGAACGTCGGAGTAATATATTGGAGTTTGATTTACTCCATTTATACTTGACCCTAAACTAATATATTTTGTTGATACTGAACCAAAAGTATTGCCGCTAGTACGATGTCCGACTCGACTCCCATCAATATAAGTAGACAAATTCGTTCCATCAAAAACTGTTGCTATATGCTGCCAAGTTGAAGCAGTAAACGCTCCTCCATGATTAAATTGATAGTCAGTTCTACTGCTTCCATTCCACCATTGATAAAAAAGAGTTGCCGCACTACTATATGTAAACAGAGTTAATTGATGACCATTCGAACCATTCCAGCCTCCAAAACCTCCTCCCGTTTGAGGGCCGAGGCTCTTTGTGTCTTGTATAGTAGGCCACCATTGCCACCATTCAATTGTAAAAGGCTCTCCATTGAAACCAAGATCAAATAATCCGTCATTATTTGTTGCTTTCATATAGTCTCCACTGCCATCAAAATACATTGAAGTCGTTAAAAACTTATTTTGAGTAGTAGAAGATTTAACATTTCCAGTAAGTACAAAATCTCGTGCACCTTGAGCCTTATCAATAATACCAGCGTCTGTGTTTTGTAGTAAGAATATTGTATTTGTAATTGCTGTGAGAGGTGCTGTTGTAGGAGTAAAGTCTGCCGTATAGACAGAGGTGCCTTTTACTACTCGAAGATCTGCGATATTGCCATTCCAGTACGTATTTCCATCCTGATTGTCTCCTACATAGTAATTTGTCAATGCATTATCTATTGCGTTGCTTCCTAATACGGAATTTGTAGTACCTGCTTGAGTTCCGTTTATAAACGCACGAATATTCGATCCCTCTCTTGTAACTGCAACATGTGTCCATTGATTTGTGGGAAAAGTACCTGATTCAAACTGAGCATCTTGTACTGTTCCACCTCCATGACGCATAAAAAATCTTATTTTTTTACTATTATAATTTACAGTAAGTAACCATGATCCTGTTCCGTTTGAAAAGGCTAGAGATCCAACAATAGTTTGTTGGGATGTTGCTGTTGTATAGACCCAGGCCTCTACACAAAAATTATCAGAACCTAAATTCAATGAAGTTTGTGAAAGCTGTAATCTATCACCCGTGCCATCAAAATATATTGACCCACCATGACTTGCTGCAGAGTATTCTTGTGCGTCATAGGGTGCAAATGGTACTGTTTTAGTATTGCCGTTTACAGTAATAGTGTGACTATTCGTTGAGCCGTCAGCAAAATATGGTAAGTGACAAGTAAGTAGGCTGGTGTTGGCTATAGCGGTAAGGCGATCAGTAGGGGGCGAAAAAGCAGATGTATAAACAGCAGTACCTGCCACAATTCGAACATCAGTAATGTAACCAGTTGGATACGTGCTATTTCCGCGATTCCTGCCAACAAAAATACTCGCTGTGCTGTTGAAATTGGTTGCTATAGTTGAAGACCCGGCAAGCGTCCCATCCAAATACAACTTGGTTTCATTTGCTCCAGTGCCTTCTCGCACAATCGCCACATGGTGCCATGTGTTGGTGGTTAAAGCCGATGATGTTGTAAATGTCGAAGCTGAATCATACTGAAATCCCAGCTTGCTATTTGAGCTAATCTCAAACTGAAACGTACCTGTGGCTGAACTGGTTCCAGAGCTTAAAAATGGTATGTTTGAGGATGTCGTGACCGTGCTTAAATTTACCCACATTTCTATGGTAAAAGGCGAAGTGCCTAACTGAATTGCCGGAATAGTTAGGTAGTCGCCCGATCCATCAAAATAAGTAGAATACCCACCATGTCGATAAGGACTAAAAGTATTTTGTGTAACATTTCCAGCAGCAGTAATAGTATGGCTGTTTGTGCTTGAATCTACAAAGTCGTTGTTATCAGCATTGTTTGCTCCCACAGAAGTAATAAGAGCTGTAGTGTATTTTTGATTTTCTACAGAGAATTGTAGTGTAAATGTCGCAGGAGCCGTAGCAAAATTTACTCCGTCGCTTGCACGGAAAGTAAGACTAAACGAACCTGCGTATGAAGTATTTGTACTTGGAGTAACTGTAAATACGTTTGTATTTGCTCCCGTACCTTGTGATACGGCTGCAATATTTCCTGAAGTATCTGAAGCAATGCTATAAGTAATTGGCAGTCCTTCCGGGTCTGTAGCAGTGATTGTTACAGTCGTAGGAGTACCATCAATTGCTAAAGCATAACTTGAAGATACACCACTAATTGTTGGGTTTGTATTTATAAGTGCAATTTTATACCATCCGCTACCATTGTAGAAGTATAAAGTATTATTTGCAGTTACATATACTTGGTCTCCTGCAGAAGGAGAAGAAATTGCTAGCAATGCTGTTGTAGTTGCTACCACTGTTGCAGAGCCATCAGCTCCTGCGGCTCCTGCGGCTCCATCTGATCCTGCAGAGCCAATTACTTCTACCCACTGACTAGAATCAGCATCTTCGTAGTATACAAACATTCCTCCATCATCAGTATCGTACCAAAGATCTCCATCACTCGGAGATCCTGGAGCAGAGTCATCAGTAGTTACAGAAGCACCACCGCCGCCTCCCCCGCCTCCGCCGGAACTCGCGGCTGTCCAGTAACCCTTACTAGAGTTGTAAGTATAAGTAATTCCACCAACAGTTTCTGTAGTGCCGTTGGAGGGACTATCTGGTAAATTTACTACTGCCATAATATTATCCCTTTAATGCTGCCGTTGGTGGCGTAAAATTCGCTGTGTATCTTGCGAGACCTTTGGTGATTCTTACATCACTTTGATAACCGGTAAAGAATTCAGATGCATCGTGTTTAGCTCCTATTGTAAAATTGTTATCTGTATAGTTTCGCGCAGTTGTATACGTGCTACCTGTTTGAGTTCCATTTAAAAATACTTTTTGATCTGTGCCGCTTCTTGTAAAAGCCCAGTGATACCATGTATTTGAAGAAATAGCACTTCCTTTTGCTCCGATAAGTGCTCCGGAATAAACATAAAAGTCTCCTGCACTTATTGCCATAACCCAGCCAGTTGTAGACCCTCCACTACCTCGTGTTTCTGCAATAGTAATATAATTTGAAGGAGATGCTGTAAGATAGAACCATCCTTCTGCTGTAAAATCTCCACTACCAAAATTTCCTATATCTTGGTCGTCTGCCTCGATATAATCTCCAGTACCATCAAAGTACATAGAGCTTGAAAGAAACTTTGTTTGAGTTGTAGACGACTTTGTATTTCCTAAAAGTTTAACAAATCGGGGAGTTTGAGCCTTATCAATAATACCTGCGTCTGTTCCTTTAAGTAGTAGACTGGTGCCACTGATTGCTGTTAGCGGTGCTGTTGGAGGTGTAAAGGCGGAGGTGTAGACAGCGGTGCCTTTTACTAGTCGTAAGTTTGAAATACTTGCTTGCACTGCAGGATCATTAGTGCCGTTATAAGAACTAATTCTAACTCCCCCACTATTACTATAATCCGCTGTATTTGATACAGTAGTGTTTAAGGTTCCGTTTATAAATGTTTTTAGTGAGCCGCTTTCCCTAGTAATTGCCACATGATTCCACTGATTTAATATGTAAGAGCCTATACTTAAACCACTATGTACATTCCAAGAAGACCCAGTGCTACTACTGTATAAAACTAGACTACTAGCAGAAGCTACATAAAACAACCAATTAGAATAACCATTATTTGCATCGTTAAAGTTCTGCATTAGAATGTACTGAGGGTTAGTTGCACTTCTTGGGTACCACCAAAACTCAATTGTAAAATCTCCAGTTCCAAATTGGTATGATGCATCTCCGGGTATTGTCAGCGTATCGCCACTACCATCAAAATACATCGACCCGCCATGACTTGATGCTGAATATTCTTGAGCGTCATAAGGTGCAAATGGTCGCGTGCTCGTATTCCCAGTTACAGTTATTGCATGACCATTTGTTGAGCCATCAGCTATGTAAGGAAGATGACAAGTAAGTAAGCTGGTATTTGTGATTGCAGTTAAGCGTTCGGTTGGTGGAGTAAATGCCGACGTGTATACCGCAGTACCATCAACTACTCTTAAGTCCGTTACATAAGAATTAATATAATCTGCTGCTTGACCAGTATCTGCTGTTGCAATTTTAGGAGCAACACCTATTCCAGCAGACGCGGGAGCTACCAAAGTTCCTGTAGCTACAGAGACTCCGTCTTTATATATAGTTATACTGCCCGCATCAGAAACTAGAGCAACGTGTTGCCATTTTCCAGTTTCTATCGCCCCCGCAGCAGAATTTATATAATTTTGTGCACCATTATAGGTATAAAAACGTAGTGTACCGTTGTTTGTAAATCCAAAACTAACATAGACTACGGCCTTTGAAATAATTGAACCAAATCTGTAGTTATAAGCACCCGCAGAAGGTAATGCGGGGGGATTAATCCAAGCTTCCACAGTAAAACTTGCTGTTGAACTTGATATATCAAAAATTGTAGTGCCTGCTGGCTGTAAATAATCACCGCTACCATCAAAATAAGTCGAGTACCCGCCATGTCGATAGGGACTAAAAGTGTTTTGCGTTGCATTACCAGCAGCAGTAATCGTATGGTCGTTCGTAGACTTATCATCAAACGAGTTATTTACAGCGTTATTTGTACCTACAGAAGTGATAAGAGCTGTAGTATAATTTTGATTTACCACTTTAAATTGTAGTGTAAAGCTAGCTGCCGAAGATGCAATATTTACACCGTCTGAAGCACGGAATGTAAGCGAGAAAGTTCCTGCATGCGCTGTATTTGTTGAAGGAGTAACTGTAAATACGTTTGTATTTGAGCCTGTTCCTTGAGCTACCGTTGCAGAATTTCCAGAAGTATCTGAAACAATACTATAAGTAATTGGTAAACCTTCCGGGTCAGAAGCTGTAATCGTTACTGTAGTAGCTGTGCCATCAATTGCTAAAGCATAGCTTGAACTGACTCCGGAAATAGTAGGATTTGTATTAATTAATGCAATATTGTACCATCCAGTGCCAGTCCAAATATATAAACGATTTGTGGCAGTTACATACGCCATATCACCAGCAGTGCCACTTGTAGGCAATGCTGCAATGTTTGCGTATACTGCAGTTCTTGCATCTTGTTCCGCTGGTTTCGCCCAAGTGCCTTTTGTACTATTGTACGTATAGCCCTGGTACGTATCACCATTGCTCGGACTATCTGGAAAATTTAATGCTGTCATTTACGTCCACCTCAATAATATTAGACCGGAGCCTCCTGCGCCTGCTGCACGTTGTGTACCACTTCGAAGTTGGCCTCCGCCACCCCCGCCTCCGGTATTTGCTGCTCCTGCCGTACCGTCAGCATATGTACTCATACTGTGAGCTCCATCGCCTCCGCCCCCATGACCGCCTACACCTCTTCCTGCAACAAAACCTGCTTCCATAGCACCGCCTCCGCCACCTGCAATATACCAAGTGCCTCCGACTTCTTCACCGGCAGAAGCTCCTTCAAGCCAATCAGAGTACGTAGAAGCACCTACGCCCCCATCAGACATTCCACTAGTATAGGACCCGCAGTCAGTTCCTCCGTCAGCTCCCACTCCACCGGCTCCACCGCCGCCTCCAGCCGAAGCACAAGAAGTTCCGCCTCCGGCACCCCCCGCATAACCTTGATTTGCGGTTCCTGCTGCTGGAGTTGGGGTACCTCCATCTCGTCCGCTACCTCCTCCAGAGCCTCCAGCAGCTCCTGCCGATTGAAATGCTCCTCCAGCGCCCCCGCCTACTGCGGCAGTTTGGCCTGTAAATGTAGAGTTTGATCCATTTTGCCCTAAAGCTCCTCCAGCCCCTATTACTGCATTATATGTTCCTGCAGTAAAAGACTGACTTGAAGCATATACAAGGCCACCAGCACCTCCACCACCACCGCCATTTCCACCAGTACCAGCACCTCCACCTCCGCCTGCGACGATCATTATATCTGCAGTTATAGTTCCAGTAACTACAAATGTTCCGTCCGAAGTAAACTTTGCATAGTTATAAGTTGTACCTCCAGCTGTGAAAGTACCTAAAGCCCCTCCTCCCGTAACTGTGGGTAGATCAGTTGAACCATCCTTACTAAAAAGAACCCAGTGGTTTGTTGATTTTGCTACAGCGAGTTGGTCTGTGCCTGTAATATATGCAAAACTGCCGATTGTATTTCCAGAAGTTGGAAGATTTGCTACTCCAGCGTAAGTTACAGGAGCAGCATTTGCTCCAGTGGCTCCTGTTGCCCCCGCAGCTCCCGCAGGACCAGTTACACTAACCCATTGATTTGAAGATCCATCAGCATAGTAAAAGTATAAAGTACCAGAAGACGAATCAAACCAAAGATCCCCAGGAGCCGGGCCAGAAGGCGCACTTGTACCTGTAGATATAGAAGCTTCCGAGGGAGGATTCCACACTCCTGCAGTGCCATCATATGTAAATGTCTGGCCTCCTGCTGTATGAGTTGCCCCGTTTGATGGGCTATTTGGAAAATTAATTGCCATTCTTTACTCCTCTGGTGCTTCCCACAAATACGTAGTAGTATTCAGTGTCCAGTCTGCTCCGGGCTGGGGATGATAAAACGCATCCGCCTCTTCGTTGTAGTTTCCGCCCGGGGTCGCGTAATTTTTTCGAAGAGCCTTGCTTTGGTCTTCGCTAGGCTCTCCAGTTGTAGGGTTATAATGTACTCCTCCCTGTGTATTATAGGATGTTTGAATCCACTCACCTGGAGAATCATCAACAAAAGTTTCAAAAAACTCTGCTTCTGCTACAATTACATTTTCTACTATTCCATTTTTTACTTTTGCGTAATGTGCCATTTTTATGCCTCATACCTTATAATTACAATGCCAGAGCCTCCGCTTTGAGAACCACCAACATGGCTTGCATGAACGTCTTGCCCTGCGCCGCCTGAGCCACCTCCGGTATTTTGCCCGCCTGCTCCTGGCAGGTTAGTCGTTCCTGTTCCTCCAGCGCCTCCAGCATTTAAACCAGAGCCGCCAGTTCCTCCAGTTAAAGTACCGGTACCCGTATGGGTTCCACCGCCGCCTCCACCGTTACCACCATTTCCTCCTCGACTTCCCCCAGAATTCCACGTACCACCACCACCTCCACCAGCCCAGTAATGGCCTGTTCCATTTATATAGTTTTGTACTCCTACACCACCATCTCCCGCTTGCTGAGGGCTCTGTGTAGGTACGGGCCCTTGACTTCCAGCACCTCCTCCCCCACCAGAAATTCTGTGGTCTCCAGAAGAGGTCCAATGTCCATCTCTACCTGCATATCCTTGTCCTGATGTACCAGCACCCCCAGTATATGCATTCCAACTAGATCCTCCGCCCCCGGAACCTCCGCTACCTGCTGCAGAACTAGAGTATCCACCTCCACCGCCTCCTATCGCGGTATGGCTATTAAAAGTTGTATTACTACCATTATTTCCGCTTGTTCCTGTTCCTGATGAGATACCTGCTCCACCTGCTCCGATCACAATTGCATGAGTTCCTGCCGCAATCGTTACTCCTGTTTGTGCGATATATCCTCCGGCACCGCCTCCGCCAGCGTGTCTTGGCCCTCCTGATCCTCCACCTGCGACTACAATATAATCATAAGTTTTTGATCCAGTTGTTACAAAGTTTCCAGAAGAAGTAAAAGTATGCACTTTATAGCTAGTACCATTTGTTCCATTAGTACCATCACCAGTATAAGTTGTAATTGTACCTCCAGTTGCAGTAAAAGCCGTAGTAGCATCTCTGGTAAATATACTCCAATGCTGTGCAGATTGTGCTACCGCAAGTTGATCTGTGCTTGTAAGCCAAGCAAAAGAGCCTACAGTATTTCCAGAACTAGGAAGATTCCCCTGTGCCGTATAGCTTACTGGTGCCGCATTTGCTCCAGCAGCTCCATCAGCTCCGGCGGCTCCTGCGGCTCCTGCAGCTCCTGCAGGGCCGGATACACCTACCCATTGACTAGAGTCTCCATCATTATAGTATACATACAATCCATTCGTATCTGACTTATACCACAGGTCTCCTGCACTTGGAGAAGTCGGAGCTGTATCAGATGCTGTTACAGAAGCGCCTCCTCCGGAGCTTCCTCCGCCCCCCGTTGGATTATTTTGTACCCATTGATTTGCTGTTCCATCATTGTAGTATACAAACGTTTTAAGTACACTCGGATCAAACCATAAATCCCCTTCAGCAGGGTTAGAAGGAGCAGTTTCTGATACAGTTACAGATGCTCCGCCCGCAGAAGATCCGGCAGTCCAAGCACCTACAGAGGTACTATAAGTATATGTAGTACCTCCGAAAGTATGAGTTGCTCCGTTTGCGGGGCTATTTGGAAAATCTGTTGCCATTATTCACTCCTTATGTCCAGCCAATTGTACCATTGCCTGTAAACTTATAAATATTGTAACTACCATCAGTACTATGAGTTACAGTCCCACTTGTTGTAACCGTTGAGTGCGCTTTTAGGGTACGAAGAATAACTACGCCGTCTCCTCCAGCTCCACCAGAGTTTGAACCTGCGGGCTGACCTCCTCCACCTCCACCAGTGCCATCAACAGCATCTGGTGAAGTTGCCCAAGAACCTCCGCCACCATTACCTCCGGCTCCGTTACTTCCTCCATTTTTACCACCCCCGCCACCTCCGGCGTAGTATACAGCAGTTCCAGTAATTGAAGAAGAAACTCCAACACCTCCGACACCTCCATCAGAACTAGTAGCAGCACCACCCACAGCTCCGGCGCCGCCTCCGCCGCCTCCACCGCCCCAGTTTCCACCGCTGGCTCCAGAGTTTCCTTGCCCAGAAGTGCCTGCTCCGCCTGCTTGCCCGCGACCACCACCACCACCACCAGAACCTCCAGCAGCGCCTGATGTTACATGATTACCTCCGCGACCTCCCCCAGTTGCAGTAATTGTGGTTAGGCCAGAGCCTGCAATTGAACTGTCTGCCCCACTTTGACCATTAGCCTGGAAATTTCCACCAGTTCCACCAGTTCCTACAGTAATGGTATAAGTCGTGCTATCTGCAAGAGTAAGACTTGTGCCAGACAAAAGACCGCCAGCACCGCCACCCCCGCCACCGCCTCCGGTGCCTCCGTTATCACCACCAGAACCTCCACCACCTCCGGCAACAATAAGATAATCAACAATAGGAGAAAAAGCAAGCTGTACTGCAGAGGTTTTCGAAATAGAATGCAGTCCATCGGTAGCTTTAAATCTTAGTGTAAAGTTTCCCGCATCCGAAGCAGTTGTAGAAGGAGTAATTGTATAAGTTGCGCCACTATTTGTTATAGTTGCTTGAGCTTGATTTGAAGGATTTGTATCATGACTATAAGTTATGGGAAAACCTTCTGGATCTGTGGCAGGCAAATTCACAGTCGTAGCAGTGCCGTCCTGTAATAATACTATACTAGCAGCAGGATCATTATTAAAAGAAAGTATTTCATCAGTGCCAGTATATACTCGCTCCCACGTTGAAGCTTTTCGAAGATACAAAGCATCCGTATCTTGTGCATATGCTAAGTCTCCTTCACTTGGACTTGCAGGAAACGCAGCAACATTTGCGTGGCTTGTAACACCACTGCCGCTACCTCCCCCAGCACTTGACTCCCAAGCACCAGTAGTTGAGTTGAAAGTAAACCCTGCGTGAGTATCACCATTTGAAGGACTTGCTGGAAAATCTGTTGCCATTTTTAGTTACCCCACGTAGTCATTGTGCCGCCTGCTGCAACCCACTCTGTTCTATAGTGATTGTGTAAGTCTTCCATCTCTGTTAAAGTAAGTGCCCGATTAAAGAATACCATGGCTCGCACATAGTGTTGCTTCTGCCAATTACTATAACTGTTGTACTGGAGACCTGTAGAAGGAGTCATATCTGTTCCTGAGTTTATAACACTATTCATCTGACTTACATTCATAGCACCATATGCTGTGCCTCTATTATTTCCTGGATTTGTTCCATTTACTCTGTCTACAATTGTTTCTCCTGAATGTGCAGAGTAGTTTGCTCCATAGTAAGTACTAGTGCTCCCATTCTGGAAAGTAGCATAGTGAGTACTTCCTGTTGCTCCAAAGAGAATGGCTTGGTCCCACCCAGCAGTCGGATAATATAGCACAAACCAAGCTTTTGTTGCATTTAGACCACTAAAAGCAATAGTAGTATTAGTATTAAAAGTCATATTACCACTTCCAGTATGAGTTCCGGGGTTAACAATTGTTTGGTTGTTGCCATTTCCTGAAAGATCATTCAAAGCAGTCGTGCTTACGGAAGGATTATAAGAAGTAGTGTTAGTAAATTCATATCGTCCAAGTATAGCACTGGATTGAACAGGATAAAAGCTCAAACTAAAATCTACAAAACGTGTTGTAGTTCTTGCCCCGTCCGATGCACTTAATCGTGCCTTAAAAGTGCCTGCATTTGAAGTAGTTGTTGTAGGAGTAAAAGTGTATACTCCGGTACTTTGATTTATAGAGGTAGCAGAAGCAAGCTGGCTTGGTAAAGCATTATTTGCTGTTTTGTAAGCAATTCCATAATTAATGGCAAATCCTTCAGGATCTTGAGCTACCATTGTAACTGTACTTGTAGTACCATCGTTATTTAATACTTGTTCTACTGTAGGAGGTTCAGTAGTAATTACGGGACTTTCGTCATTTCCAGACGCTACTACCTCCCAAGATGTGCCATTATATAAGTATAAAGTATTTGTATCATTTGCATAAGCTAAATCAGCGGCAGTAGGACTTCCTGGAAAGCCTGCAACATTAGCATAACGAGTTATTGCAGCACTAGACCCCGCAGCACCTGCAGCACCTGCAGCACCTGTAGCACCTGTAGCACCTGTAGCTCCTGTTTTACCTACAATTTCCACCCATTGAGAAGAATTTGCATCAGTATAGTATACAAATAAACCACCAGCATTTGTATTATACCATAAGTCTCCTGCACTTGGGCTACTTGGTGCAGCATCTGACGTAGTTACAGAGGCTCCCCCTCCTCCCCCAGACTGTGCCACCCAGTCATAATCACTACCATTCCAAGATAATACTTCATTTGTAGAAGCAGTGCCTGTATTTAAGTGAGTATCTACTGCTGCGTTATTATATGTTCCAGAAGCTCCGGCTACTGCTGCCGTTACAAATGCAGTTGTTGCTATTTGTGTAGTATTTGTACCGCTTGCTGCGGTTGGAGCTGCTGGAGTGCCTGTAAGAGTAGGGCTTGCTAAAGGTGCTTTTGCAGCTAAACTATTTGTAACTGTTGTAGAAAAACTTGCATCATCATTTAGTGCTGCTGCAAGCTCATTTAGTGTATTTAGTGTTGCAGGAGCAGAGTCTACGAGAGCAGAGACTTGAGTATCTACATAACTTTTGTTTGCGAGTTCTATCCAGTTTCCGCCGTGTGCAAAGTATGCCGCTCCTGTAGCATGTACATGAGCAAACATGCCGTGATAAGTTGTAGCGCTGGGTAAATCAGAAAGCGCTGAATACATATTTGCAAATAAAACTTTACCGGTTGTAATAAAATCATTACTACCAATATCAATGTCTGCATTTTTATGTGCTATGGTAGTAGGTATGCCAGTTAAAGAGCTATAAGCGCCATTAAATAAAGCAGTATTTCCTGCAAGTGCAGTTGTAGCCGAAGTTCCTAATGTAAGTGCATCAGTAATACCATAGCCTGCTATAGTAGTAGGTTTACCTGTAAGAGCACTGAATGCTCCGCTAAATAAAGCAGTGTTGCCAGCGAGTGCAGTTGTAGCTGAAGTTCCTAATGTGAGAGCGTCAGTAATACCATACCCGGCTATAGTAGTAGGCCTACCTGTAAGACTTGCAAAGGAGAATGTAGTATTTCCTGCAAGTGCAGTTGTAGCTGAAGTTCCTAATGTGAGAGCATCAGTAATACCGTATCCAGCTATAGTTGTAGGTTTACCAGAAAGACTTGCAAAAGTAATTCCAGCTCCTCCTGCCTGTAGTGCGCCTCCAGAACCGCTTAGAGTTACTTGGTTAGCGCCTGTACCAATCTTTAATTGAGGAAGAACTATAGAAGTTGCATCTGATTCAATTGTTATACTGCCTAAGTGCAAACTACTTCCACTTAGATAAAGATCCCTAAACTTTTTAC